AAACAAAATCAACCGAAGAAGTGGAAACCAAATCTAAAAAACACGGAAAGAAAAAATGATTACCCAAGAAATCTTAGACACATTTATCTACCAAACTAAAAATGGTAAGTTTGGGGTTACAGAACCAGTTGAATTAGATTCAATTCTTGGTATGTATAAAACATACGAAGAAGCGGAAAAAAAGTTCCGTGAATACGTAGAAAAAGAAAACATAATTTTTGAATAGTATGGAAAAAGAAGCAGAAAAAATCTTAATAGCTAAATTAAGACAACCAATTCATATTGGATATATTAGCCAATATATCCTTAAACTACCAGTGGATAAAACTAGAGAAATAATTAATAAATTAATTGAAGATGGAGTTGTTGAGGAAAGTGGTTATGCTAAAGATTATTTTGTAATTAAACATATAGAAAAAAAAGACTAAATTTAAAAAAAATGGAAAATCAATTTGAAAATTTCAAACTATTTGAACCTTTAAAGACAAATAGATTCTTAATAAGATTCAACAAAGACGTATTTGTTCCTGAATATCTATTTAGGAAATTCAAAATAATAAATGAAGGTGAAAAATTAATCTTTACTACCGAAATTTATGAGACAACAGAATATTCGTTCAATCCGTCAGATTTGTTTAAAATGACAGATATTGAGATTGATTATCTTGACCCAACAGGTGTTGTGGTTAATGGATTAAGGTTTGAAGTTGTCGGTGCAAATATGGAACAAAAATGTGATTACGGTAAAGATAATTTAATGTTAATTAAGTTTAGATTTGTTGTAGATATTAATAAAGTTAAATTATTATATACAAACAATGACAGAACAAGTTAATCACCCTAATCATTATGGTGGGGAAGATAATCAATATGAAGCCATCAAAGTTATTGAGGCGTGGGGTTTAGATTTTCATATTGGAAACACCGTAAAATATATTTCAAGAGCGGGAAAAAAAGGGGCAGACAAAGAACTTCAAGACCTAAAGAAAGCCTTATGGTATCTTGAAAGAAAAATTAAAAACTTAGAAGATAATGTTAGTTGATATTCACGAAAAGGCTGAAGGAGCCATATTATTAGATGGTCTCGAAGGAGCAATTATAGGTATTACCGAAGAGTTTGGTAATGGACCAAGAATATTATATTCCAAAGAAAAGATATTATCAATTCTAATGGAAAGAGATGGAATGGATAGTTTGGAAGCCGAAGAGTTTTATTACTATAACATAGTTGGTCTATACGCAGGAGAACAAAACGCAATATTCTTAGACCTTCCAATTAATATGATTAAAAATAACGACGAGTGGGAATACCACGAAAATTAAAAGATATGATAGAAACAGGAAAAATTATAAACGGAGATTGTAGAGAGGAAATGGGAAAACTTCCTGAAGGTTCCGTAGACTTAATCGTAACATCACCACCATATAATTGTAATATCAACTACGATACACATCAAGATGATATGACAATGGAGAATTATTGGGTATTCACTGAAGAGTGGTTAACTCAAGCATTACGTGTATTAAAAGATGATGGTAGAATCGCTGTAAATATTCCGTATGAGACCAATACACAAGAAAGAGGTGGAAGAGTTTTATTTATGGCAGAGTTTTGGGGGGTTATGAAAAAGGTTGGATTTAAATTTTTTGGAGTTGTTGACCTTGAAGAAAGTTCACCACATAGAAGCAAGACCACAGCTTGGGGTTCTTGGATGTCACCATCAGCACCATACATTTATAATCCAAAAGAGTGTGTAGTTCTTGCTTATAAGAAAAACCACATTAAAAAAATTAAAGGTGAACCTGAATGGATTGGGGTTATTGATAATGTTGAACAGGAAGATGGTACATTCAAAAAGAAAGTATTATATCCTGAAGAATCAAAAAGAGAATTTATGGATTTAGTTTTTGGACAATGGAATTATTTTGCCGACACAAAACAAATGACTAAAGCAACATTCTCTATGGACATTCCAACTAAGGCAATCAAAATCCTTACATATAAGAATGATATAGTTCTTGACCCATTCTGTGGTAGTGGAACAAGTATGGTTGCTGCAGAGACTTTAGACAGAAAATGGTTAGGAGTGGAACTTTCTCAAAACTATACGGAAGTTGCCAAAAAAAGAGTTCAAGGTTTTGTTGACCAAAAGAAACAATTAAAATTAGAAATAAAAGATATTGTAACAGTATAACATTAAATAAAGGGTCGTAAGACCCTTTTTTATTTAACAATACCAAGTTTAAGTAATATTATTGAAACAACACCAATTATAATCATTTTTAATACTGTTTTAATTTCTAACGAATATTGTTTATAGACCTTTTTCATAATTTTGTGTAATTTTAACAAAGATACTATTTTATATGGTGTTAACAAAATAAATAAGATTTTTTTTTCTTTTAACAGGTATTTATAAATAAAAATCAAATGCCGTCAATAATTTTAACAGAAAAACAATTATACGTAATAACTAATAAAGTTCTGAATAAAAAAGAAAATATGGTTACGAGTCAAAATAATTCATCACAAAATAATTCAAATTTTTCAGAAGGGATTGACCAAATTCAAAACTTTTTTTCCAAAAACTTTGGAACAGATTTAACCAATTCGTTGTCTTTTAAATAAAAAATATGAAAAAACAACTTAACACACAATAATTATGAAAGAAGAATTAATATTAAAATTAGTACAAATACAAAATCAATTTAGATTTTTACATTGGCAAACATTTGGATATGCTAAACATAAATCATACGGTAAAATTTATGATAATATAGGAGATTTAATTGACAGTTTTACTGAGTCAATGATGGGAAAATATGGTAGACCTGAATTTCAACCTGAATTTGCTATTATGTTTCAAGACATTAAAATAATTAATGTTCAAAACTTTTTGGACGGTATCACTGAGTTTTTGGTTGGTATGACAGGACAATTAGATTCAAGTTACGATACTGATTTACTTAATATTAGGGATGAGATGTTAAGTGAAATAAATAAATTAAAATACTTATTAACACTAAAATAATTATATGTCAAAGAAAATTATAAAATTAACTGAAAATGATTTAACAAATATTGTTAAAAGAGTTATTGCGGAACAAAGTCAAATGAGTGGACAAGAAGTATTTGAACTTCAAAATGCTCTTAATAGTTATTTTAAAATGAAAAACATCAAGGCTGGTGGTAAAGTGTTTCAAATTCCTGTAGATTCTAAATGGGGAAGCCTAACATCTAAAGCTGTTGAGATATTTCAAAAGTTTGAAAAAATTAATCCAGATGGAAAACCTGGACCACAAACATATAATGCTTTACATAAGTTAGGGTTGGACCAAGATATAATTGACAAAGCATTAACTTTTATTGGTAAATTATTTTAATTAATTAATCCGTGAAAAAAATATTAAAAGAATCTGGTTTAAGAGAAATTAATGCTCTTGCTAAAAGATACCCAAAGGCTGAAATTTATTTCCATCAAGATTTGGATGGTGTTACTACTGCTATAGCAATGAAGAAATACCTTGAAGATAATGGTATTAAAGTTGTTGGTAGTCATATCATACAATATGGTGATAAGGAATTTGCTATTAAAAAAAATGATGCTAGTGGTGACACTATGCCGGTTCTTGTAGATTTTGCTCACGGTAAACCGATGTTTGTTATTCATACTGACCATCACGATAGACAAGCAGGTGCTGAAGATACAAAATCAACATCATTCAGAGCGTCTCGTTCAAATGTTGAAACTATATCTCAAGTAGTATCTCCAAAAGAGTTATTCCCATCATCAGATATTTTATTAATCAGTACTGTTGATTCAGCTGATTTTGCTAAACACGATATTACACCTAAAGAAGTTGTTAATTATTTGTATAGATTTGATAAAGAAAAATCGTTACAAAAAAATAAGATGTTATTAGGATTTGTTATTAACAAATTATTATTGGCGTTTAAAAACAAAAAAGGATTTTTAGAAGGTTTGGTTATGGATTCTGAGCCTTCATTACTTTCAATCTTAAATAATATTAAAGATTGGATGAAAAAAAATGGTGCTGCTAAACCTGAAGAATTACAAAAAAATGCTGAAGACTATGCGGAAAAGATGAAAGATTTTCCAAGAGTTAATGATGGTATTATATTTCAATATGGTGGTGGTTCAATGTTTAAACCAGGTTCATATGATAGGTACACTGCGTTTAGAAATAATCCTGAAGCGGATTTCTTCATTATGGCTTGGCCAATGGGATTGGTTCAAGCATCTTGTAATCCTTTTAACAAAGAAAGGGAATTAAAAGGTGTTAACTTAGGTGAAATTGCTCAAGAAGTTATTGGTAAATGGGAATCACAATTAAAAGATAAAACAATTCCATTATCAACTATCAAGTGGGTTAGTGAGACCAGTGTTGGACCTGAGAGTGTTGGATTTACTTTTAAAGACTTTAAGGCGCTATATGGTGATAAGTTCACAACTATGGAAAATGGTGATAGAGTTTTAAATCATATTCAAGATATGATGGAAACTCCTTTTACTGATTTATCTGAGGAACATAAAGAGATGTTAGATAAAATTGGAATTAATGCTTGGGATTTAATTCAAGCCAATTCAGGTGGACATAAATGTATTACAAACATATCTGGTTTAAATTATCTTGGAAGAGGTAAAAGACCTCCTTCAGGAGAATATAAATATGATTCTAATGCTGAGGATTCTCCGATGGTTAAGTTCATTAAAATGGTTGCCGTGGAGTTTGAAAAGGTTTTAAAACAAAAGATTACAGAATCAAAATAAATATTCAACCGTATCACCAGGTTCAATACTTAGTTCTTCACAAGAACCACCTTCAAGTTCCAAAACAATATTTCCATTTCCACAATAACTAATACAATCGTATTCGTCATCACAAGGAGGACAATCGTGATGTATATTGACAATGACGTTATTTTTAATGATAATGATGTCCAAGTTAATTATACAATTTAACATCCAAAAACATTGTTTATTTCCGCCCATTAAGAATAATAATCCATCAAAAGTTTTATCAAACTTTTTACCTGTCATACCAATTCCTTGTGAATTTTCATCTACTAAAGTTTTTACATTAAAAATATTTTCATTAATTTTAACTCTCATATTTATAAATAGTAAATTAAGAGATAAATTAAACAAAAAAAATAGTAATCGTGATAAAAACTAAAAGATATGTGGGTGTGATGGTTAAGTGTGGGGATAAAATCCTTCTTTGTAAAAGAAGTTCTGATGAAAATTTCCCTAATATGTGGTCAATACCTGCTGGACATTTGGAAAAAAATGAGACAACTCAAGATGGTGCCAAAAGAGAATTCTTTGAGGAAACTAGTATTGATATCAATGATTATAATTTAAAGTTTGTTGGGTTGGTGCCAAGATACACTAAAAGTGGTAATAATGTTAAAGGATTGATGTATGTTTACTTATTAGAGGTTGATGAACAAATTAACCCTGATTTGGAATTAGCTCAAGATGGTCACGAACATACCGAATGTGGATACTATTCAATTAAAGAAATAGATGAGTATGCGACTGGTACTCAACTTTATAAGTTAATTAAAATTATTTTAAAATAAATTTTGTGGTTTAAATTATATTGTTTATCTTTGTTATCTAAACAAACGAAGATATGAATATGGCATCACATAACATCAAGATTCAACACGAAACATTTGGAGTATTGTTGAACGAAACATTCGTAAACGGAACCCAATTCAAGTTGTTTTTGAAGATGGTTCAAGGTTGTATTGAATTGAAGAACGATTTAACATTCTTTAACGGAGTGGAGTTCTTTGTTCATATCCCTTACAAACACTTGGTTAACTCAATTATCACGACTAACGTGGACGCTTACACATTGGCAGAGCATTTGGTTGCCAAATCTAAAATGGAGGCATTAGAAACAAAATGATAACAATTGAAGATATAAAAAAATGGTCAAAACCACACCCAATTTCAATAAATTTAGGTGGTGATGGTAGAATGTGTTGTTTTGGAAACAAAGATGTTGAATTCTCTATTGTTGGTGGTGAAAAAGGTTTATACGGTGATTTTGATAAAACATTTGAGGTTGCAATCTTTAATAGAGAATCAAATGATTTTGTTACAAAATTTTTCTATCCTGAGGGGGATGACGATGTTATTGGTTGGATGAACGCTGATGAAGTTGAAAAACTTGTAAACTCAATAATTAAAAAAGAAGACTTAATTATTGAAAAATAGTTTCCAAGTTTTTTAAACTTGGTGGTGGACGACCGTTCTGAGTTTCAGGCGGCCCTAAAGAGAGATTTCGGTCTCTCTTTTTTTTTTGGAAATAAATAGGTTTATTTTTAATAGAATTATTTTTATCTTTTATTAAAACAAATCTATGAAAATTATTATAACTGAAGAAGAGATTAAAGACAACTCAAATAATTCTGCTCTTGGTGAGTTGGTTAGGAGTAAGTATTGGGCTCAATTAAAGGGTCAAGGTTCAATTGAAAATAAGGATGACGAGTTGTATCTTAAAGTTAATGAAGATGGTCGTGTGGTGTCTATAATCAAGCCCAACGACATTAAAGAATAATTGATAATACAAATAAATTTTAATACCTTTACATATGGAAAATTTGAAAGATAAATTAAAAAAGACAGCTGCTCAAGTTGGACTTTACACCGTAATCTTAGTTAGTTTAGGTACGGGAGTTTCGATTGGATACTACTATAATATGATTAAAAGTAGTTTCAAAATAAACAAGCCAGTGTCAGTTAAAAGAGCTGATGTAAAGTTAGCAATTGATGAGAATAATCATTTGTTAATTATTTCAAAAAATGACGGTTCATATACCGTTTATCAAGACAGTATTGGTTATACAATTTTTAACCTTTACGCTAAAAACATTTGGGGACAACAAGCTAATCCAGTTAAGTAGTGATAAAGAATAGTTTAAAATTTCTTTATTTAATTATGTTGGTGGTAATCATTACCCTAACGGTTAGTTTAGTGAAGGTTTCTAAAGAAATTCCTGAGTATAAACTCGAAGATGCTGGAGGTAATCCAAACTCACCATACAGCCTTCAAGTTTATACCTCAATTGAGAAATATTCTAAAAGGTATAAAGTCCCAAAATATATTGCCTACAATATTGCCTATCTTGAAACAACTTATCAAGGACCATTCGATTGGACTTATCACGGAAAATTAACATCATATGCGGGAGCTAAAGGTCCTATGCAGATTATGCCAAAAACGGCTAATTATGTGACAGGTAAACAAATTAGTAAGAGTGATTTATTACACAATATTGACCTGAATGTTCATATCTCTATGAGGTTATTAAGAAACTTACATAAAAGATATGGGGATTGGGGAGTTGCTTGTGGTTATTATAATACTGGTTATCCGAAAATTAATGACTACGCTCGGTTTTGTGTTTCAAATAAGGAATATACCAAACATTGGATTAAATTGTAGTTAAACAGAAAAAGAAGAACCACAACCACATTCACGAGTAGCATTTGGGTTATTAAATATAAATCCCTTACCATTTAAACCATCTGAGAAGTCTAATTCTGTTCCAGCAAGATATAAAAAAGACTTCATATCCATTACTATTTTTTCACCTTTATCTTCAAATATTTGGTCTGATGGGTTAATTTTGTTGTCAAAATCTAAATCATAGGATAATCCTGAACAACCTCCACCTTTAACGGAAACCCTAACAAAATGGGTTTCATCCATATTACCTTCACTTTTGAGGGTTAAAATCTTGTTTTTTGCTGTTTCTGTAATAGTCATATTATAATAATCTATATTAATATAAATATTATTTGGCAAAGTCAAATCTTATTATTATCTTTGTGAACACAAATAAAGAAAAAGATTATGACAACTACAACAACAAACACATTCATCAAAGTAACTGAAGGAACCTTAGCAGGTGACGTATTTTATGGTTCATTTGACACTACCGTTAAAGGTAAGAGAACTTCTGTAATGGTATCTAACCATTTAAAAGATGAGAATCAAGAGTATGAGTTCCGTATTGCTAACAAATGTCAAGCAGGTTTTATTAATATTCACGATAGTAAAGACATTGTTTCCGAAGTTATTCGTGGATATAGTAAAAACTCATTGGTTAATATCCAAGCAAAAAATGAGTTTGGACACTGGATGAACGTTTACACAACCAAAGGTGGTAAGTGGCATTCAATTGACCTTGGGTTCCTTAAAGTAATTACCGTAGGAACGATGAGAGAGTCATTCCCTAATATGTGTGATATGAAGTTGTGGGAAATGGTTGGAGCCAAAACTTGGGCAGACAAAGCATTTTCAAATAATTAAAAAAAGTCCCTCAATCGAGGGATTTTTTTTTGTAAAGTCAAATATAATCAGTATCTTTGTATCAACAAATCCGATAAAACTATGACAAACTCAGAAATCTTAGACAAAGTTCAAAAATATGAAGGAACCAGTTCTTTTGTTGTTAAAATGAAAGAAGTTATTGTTAGATATGGTAAATTAACCAAAAAACAAGAAGAAGCGGTTGTTAATATCTTTAATAAAGAGAAAGACGAAAAAGTGTATAATGTTAATTGGCCAACAGTTGGACAAACAATTCATTTAGGGATTAATGTTGGACAAAAATTAAAAGAAAAGTATGAATTAGAGTTCAACCCAATGTTAATGGATATTACTCGTATTATTGCTATTGGTAAAAAAGAAATTAAGTTTTCTGGTAAAATGACAATCAAAAGAGGTGACATCTGTATGTGTTGTGGAAGAACTTTAACCGATGAGTTCTCAATGTTAACTAAATTAGGAAAAACCTGTGCTAAACATATGAGAATTAATTATATTAAAAATCTTAATGAAGTTGAACGTTTCCGTAATGAATATATGGAACGTGTTGAAGAAATAGGGGAGATGGAATTTGTGGTTCCAAAAAAACAAATTAAAAGATGGGATGGACCTATGTTGTTTATTGTAAATCAACTCCACAAAAGATAATTTTGTGGTACAAAAACTTTAAATAACTATTGATAGATTATTGGATTTAAATTATTATTGTTATATGAGTTATGTTATTATAAAATATATTGAAAACAAAGGTCACAAAAAAACCTTACCTGTAATCATATTAGATTCTCAAGGTGAGGTTTTGGAGTTTGAAACCAACGATGAAGCACAAAAGATGTGTGATGCATTTCAAGTGAATTCGGATTCAGGTTACATTTATCAAATTAAGAAAATAGGTAGTTAATGACAAAACAAGAAAAAATAGAAGCTCAAATGATT